CAACTAGTGTTCCGATGGCTGCTCCGATTGTTTGTAGTTTTTTCATGGTTTTCTAGTAGCCCTTTACTTTGGTTGTTTTGGGCTTTGGTTTTGGTTTCTTTTTCTTCTGAGACATAAGTAGAAATAAAGACTCCCCAAGTTTACACGGGCAGGGAAAACAAAGAAAACCTACTCGGTAGGGACTTGGGGAGTCCTATTTGGTTATTGAGTTGTATTTAGCACCAAGGATCTTTTGGTCAACCCTCTTTATTGTTGGCCTACCACTTTGTTTTATTGGCCCAGTAGGCGGCAGACATCTTTCCCTTTGCTATGTTCTTTGCGTGACGAGCCTTGAAGCTTTTTCTACGGGCTTTTTCTGAGGCTGTCTTTGGGTTTTTACCGGCTCCCTTTACGCCTTTTTGGCCAAACCTGATTAGTTTGATCTTGTCGCCTTCCTTAGCTAGCACAGCGTGGGACTTGGTGGAGTGTCCTGGAGTTCTTTTTGGTTTATTGTATCCAGAGAACTTTTCTCCTGAGCGTTCAATAGCCATGATTAATGTTGTCTTTGTTGGTTGGCAAAAAGTCCCACCACTATGGGGGTGGGTTGTGGATTGATATTTAAGGGGGGTAGGGAAAATACCTGTCTCTTTTGTTTTGTTCTATAGGAACACCTATAATCACCACTGTATGTGAATACTATAGGAACACCTATAGGTATAATTAATAATAAATAACCCTATATCTCTCCCTTTCTTTATTTACTATGGTTATTTATCCTATGGATAGTGATTATCATTCCCTCTTTGTGCACTATTAGTGTACTTATAGGGGGCTATCCGGTAGAACCGTATATGGCAACAGGTGGTTTTACGAATAAATTTACTCTGTTTGTTTAATGTAATGGAGGTGTTCTCTCTTAAAGGTAGGGATCATTAGGTTTTCTAAGGCCCTTACTAGGGCTTCTTCTAGGTTTTCATTGTTAATCAAGTAGCCTAACCCACTGAGGGACAGGCAGGCGTGAACAGCTTCATGCAAAAGAGTGTCGAAGGTTTCCTCACTACCCATGTTCTTTTTCAGGAGGATTGTTCTTTTATCGATGTCCATCCTACCGAAATCCTCCATTTGTTTGTATTGGATGGAGAACACATGTCCACCTATGGAAATCTCTTTTGGTCTATAAAGGGGTAATTTGGGCATACTGCTTCGTATTTGGATTCTCAGAGGCTTTAGGGCCTCTCTGGTGTGCTGACCCTCAGAGCCAGCTAGGACCGCTCACAGACGATCCTCGGGCTCTATGGAAGCTATCTTGGAACCTTTGGAGTTCTTCTCTTAGAAGATCCTCTTTGCGTGCCTCCATGCGGTCTGTTGCATCTTGAGCCATCTGTTGGGTCCAGTAAGCCACTGCGATACTAAGGGCATCTAGTCTGTCATCGTGTGTGATGGCTCCGCGTGCCCTTGTGAGTCGGCTTAGTTGGTAGATTAGCTGGTATTTGAGGGAAGACTCGTTGGGATATTCCTGAGCTGTCCTGAAGTCGTTCTTGATGACCTCTGGGTCTAGGATGAGCTTGTGGCCCGCCATCACTGGTTCCAGGGTATCTATGATTCTTCGTTCTTTTTGGGTGCTGTGTCTGACTTCTTCGATGGTGCAAGGGTGAACTTTGGTTAGCAGGGGCTTTATTAGCTCCACAAACATACCGTCACCAAAGTTACTTTCCACAATGATTGTATTTACATTGTGTTCTTTTGCCAAAACACAGAGATACTTGAGGGTTTCCTCGCTGTATCCTCCTTGGAGTCCTCCTGCTGCTGGGATATAAAGGAACCCATTGAGCATCTTGCAGATTGCGTAGCCTGTTTCGTCCTTTCCTCGGCCTGCTGGGTCAATACTCATTACACTACCTGTGTATGGTATGTGGTCCCCTAGGGTCTTAAAGGGTCTGTGGAAGCGATCCCCAGTCATCCCTACGTTGGGGACTGTTGAGTCCCACTCAAGAGACGGGTCGTTGGCCCACACAACCTTTTCGGGAGCCAACTCGTCGTCTAGGCTCATCACAAGGAGGTCGTTGATCTTGAGCGGATACTTCTCTACATCAGACAGTTTGGAATCCAGCATGAACTGAAGGGCGAATCCAGCGGAACCATAAGACACCTTTCTGTCTGCGAGATCAATATCGGAGAACCTTGTGGGTTCTGTGGTTTTGTTTTCTTTTTCTGTATCTACGCACAGCTGACTTACGTTGTCGTTGTAGGTCAGGTTGTTTTTGCTTTGTGTGATGTATTGAGCTGGCCAGATTTTTGTATCGTAGCCTCTTTCTTGTAGTGATCTGTAAACTGTGTCTTCGCACTGTGGGGTCCCAAGGAAAAGTATCTTGGATTCCTCGTCGGGCTTAATGATTGCGTCGAACTCCTTGACTTGCTCAGAGAGCTTGTCGCGCATCATTTGTGTTGCTGAGTTATTTGGGACTTCTACGTCATCAGCAACAATGATGTCTGCTCGGGAGCCTGTTAGTTGAGACGTAATACCGAGGGACTTGACGGAGGGGGCATGACTTGCTGGAGCTGGTCCAACGTCAAAAGAGATTTTACTGAACCTTTGTTTGTCTCCTGGTGCGAGGTGTTGGAGGAATGGGGCTTCGTGGATGAGTCGGAGAGTGAAGGTGCTGAAATCGTCTGCTCTAGTTTTAGAAGCACTGACAACAAGAATGTTTTTGCTGGGATCGAGGAGCAGTTGGTGAACGACGAAAGCAGAACAGATCCAAGACTTACCAACTCCGCGAAATCCTTGGATGACAGCTCGTTTAGGTCCGTGTTGCATGTAATCCGCGATCTCATATTGTATAGGTGTTGGTTGTGGGAGGTTCAGTTGTTTCCAGACAAGAAACAGGAAGTTCCTGAAGTCCTTTATTTCGTCTGGAAGGTCCACGGCAAGTTTCTTGGGTATTTGGTTATTCTCCAACCACCTTGTCTATTCCGTCCTCATTGAATGGCAGGATCTTACACAGCTCTTCTAGTGGACTTTCAGCGGAAGCAATAGCACTAATACCGTTGTCCTTTAGTAGCTGACGAGCAGCACTGAGGTCTGCTGGGGCCGCTTCTCCGCTCTGGATTCTCAATATGAATTCATCAATGAGGATGTCCTGAAGTTGCTGTAGTTTATCCTGTGTAGGCTTTGTGCTCATTTACTTTTAAGTTCTTTTAGGATCTTGATTACTAAGTAGCTTAAAGTAGCCAAACCAACTGAAATACTAATTGCTGTGTTAATGTCGCTCAGGGTTATAGTTCCAAGAAGTCCGGTTATTCCAACAGCAGGGGGAACGTGAGCAGAGTTCATTGCGGGCTCTCCTATGCTTTAATAGCGGTGATTGATATTTGCGGGCGCACAAACGGGGTTGTTATTGTGTCGGATGCGTCTGTGTCTTTCCAGTGAGCTATCTTGTAAAGAGTGGCTTCGTTGTCGCCACCATAGTCACGGGCCATGACCTTAATGGTTTTAGCGGAAGACCAACTAGCTACTCTACCAGTAGCTGCATCAGCAGAACCTCCAACTTGGAACCCCCACTTAATAGAGCTTTGCATACCCCCGCCCCCATCGTTGTATACTGTGGTTCTTTTGTCTGAAACTTCCACACCATCTAAGAAGAGCTTAAAGTGCCCTATTGGGTTGTCGTCTCCGCGTGTCACATTAAAAAGAAACTCATAAACAACTAACTGAGTTCCAGTTGGAGGGGTGTAAGCAATTTGGCTAGCTGACAGGTCTTGATAAGTAGTCGTTAAGTTTAACGCCGCATCCTGATCTGGCATTGTGTAGGTTCCGCTACCAACGGTAATAGACTGCCCATTACAAGGCATCGTAAAGGTTTCAAGCACACCCCCAGCAGGGATCGTGTCGCTCCCGGCGGCTCCATCAGCCCCAGCGGCTCCATCAGAAACGGAAAAGGAATGCGTGCTGGCATCTGTGTTTGTAATAACAACAGTTGTTACCCCGTTGGTTTTGCTAGAGCCGATACTGGAAATACCAACCCCATTGGCTCCCGCTGGTCCAGGATTGGCCAGTTCGTTGGCTGGTGCATTCTCTAGAACTTCCTGTGCGGCAAACAGTCCTTGTCTAGTCGCTGTGTCTAGGTCGCTCTCAGTAATCCTTACGCCGCTCTGGAAGTCCACAATAGGTTCCATCCCGCTGTCCCTGTAAATCCTTACTACGGCTGGGGTCCCCGACAGTGACATGGTTACTGTAGGAGGAGAAGCAGTGGCGTTTACAGATGTAATAGTAACGTCTTCCCAGTCAGAAGTAACTGTCGCTTTGGATTTAGCTTTAAGGTGCGAAGTTGAGATG